ATCTTAAGGCCCATCGACCGAAGCTCGGTCTCGAAAGGCTGCGGCCGGTAGTTTCCCATCGGTGTGCGCTGCAGGTACGCCTTGATAATGTTCGCGAAGAAGTCCTTGCGCTTGGCCAGCTTCAAAACTTGTGACCGCGACATAACGACGCGGGTAAAATAGCCGTCCATCCCTGCGAAGGTCTTGGCTGACATGTCCGGATAGAAGTCCCAGATGGACCTGAACTCGAACATCGGTTTGAAAATGGTGCTTTTGTGCGGCGTCGGTGTGCCGTCCGGCGCTATTTCCCACGTGGTCCCTTCGACAGATCGCGCATAAGGTCCTTCCAGAACTCCGATGCCGTAGATAATCCCGCTCTGCAGCGCGCGCCGATTGAGCGCAATATAGTCGCAAGTCTGGTCACCACCGAGTTCCTCCAGCTGATCGTCGATCAATTCCGTGAGCGCCTGCGCGCGCTTGTCCGCGAGCCCCTTGATGGCGGTCAGGATGTACTCCAGCGTCATCGGTTGCGGCGGCTGCACCCCATTGGCCTGGTCGGCCTCCTGTTGCTTCTTTACAGCGTCCTGGACGTCCTCCGGCAGCATCTCCGCGCTGGGCCCGCCCTTGAGCGCCCAATTCCGTTCGTTGCCGGGGAACATCAAGTTCATAAGCCGCGACAGGACCGAGACGCACTTTACCCGCGTGATCTTTGGGTAGGCTCGTGATCGATTCGGAGCCATTTCCTTATCGATCTCAGGATCATAGTAACCAAGATATTGACGCAGATTGCGCAGCCAACGAAGTTCAGCAATGCGGCGATCGGATAGATACTGCTTAAAAAGATGATCAAGGTTCTGTCCTAGCTGAACGATAGATTGCGAGTCGATCTCGTCGACCGGCGTGTCCACGCCGGGCACCTGGACTGCGGGCGGCGTGATGTCGCCGACGCCAACGTAGCCTTCCGCGGTGTTGGATTCATAGACGGCCATGGGCTCTTTCCTTTAGAATCTCAACCAGCCGCTTTTCCAGCTCGTTAATCTTGTCCTTGACCTGAGAGCCGCCATCGCGCGGCGCACCCGCGAACCGCCACGAGTAATACTTGGCCAGCTCCCGGCGAAGGTCGTCCAGCTCGTACTCCAAGATCACTGCATGCCCCCGTCTTGCCAGCCCTTATGAACAACATAAGCTAAGCAACCGCTGACAGTCAGGATCGCGATCCCGCTGCAATACAGCACGAAGTCATATCCGGACATCTTAGTCTCCTACCGTAGGTGATACTGGTTACCATATTGCTTCGGAACTTGAAAGCCGCGGCTGGACCGCGCGGCCGGACCATATCGCTCTTCTCTTTCGTTTAATTTATGGAAGTAGCGGCAGAGGTAGCCGAACCCATCGCCCGGATGGCTGTAGGGGTTCTTCTTGTCGACCGTGGGCGCTGTGTCGCCCTTCTGGTTCACCTCATACCGCCAGCCGCCCTTGAGCGCGCGCACGAGCACCGGACACTCTTTAGGGTCCACCAAGAGAGCGGGCCCGACATCGGTGAGCCGCGTGGTGAAGTGCTCGATGGCGTCCGTCCGGATGGCCATCCGGTTATTGCTCTCTACACTACAACGATAGTGCTTTCGGAACTCGTCGATGACGGCGCGCTCGTCGGTTTGCTGGCGAGTTTGTGACGCGGGGTCCGGAGCGATGATAGGCTCTGCGCCAGGGAATCGCTTACCAAGATACGGTTTAAGTCTTTCCTGTATGATCCGTTTAGCTCCCATCCCGCTTTGGACAAGCTCTCCAAGGACGATGAGCCTGGAGTGTAGATCGTACTGTCCGAAGATGAGCGCCGATCCCGCCAGCCCTGGGTCGACACCGACGACAAGAGGGAGATTCGGATTGTAGATAAGTGGGACTGGAGAGACATGGAACACCTTGAATGTTGGAACTACCGCTTTACCAGAGATCGAGAAGCCCCACTCGGCGTCGACGAATTGCTTGATGTAGGCTTCAGGTTTGCCTGCGCATTGTTCAATGTAGTAATCGCGTCCGCCAGGGAGGTTTTCAATGTTCTCAGCTTCTTCAGTAAGTCCTCCGGGCTGGTGAAAATAATGGGCGACGGGTTCGGCTGGGAGGTTGTCCCGCGGCTCGACGCTATTGCGGTGGAGATAATCGAACCACCAATTATCTTCGGTGCTGGGGTTTGAAGACCCCCACAGCCCCCAATTGGTTGGAGAGGTCCCATCCGGGAGCTTGAAACGGCCGAGACGGGCGGAAAGTGCGTCCACCACCTTGCGTGGAATCTGAACGAATTCGTCGATAATCGCAAAGTTGATCTCCAAAGAAAGCACTCGCGCGATGTCGTCCTCGGTATCCAGAGGCCGGAACATGACCATGCATTCACAGTCATTGAACTTCAGAAGGAAGTTTTTCTCAGTGGCGAACCACTTTCCCGCGACACCATCATGGAACCAATAATCCCAAGAGACGAGCGTCGTGTCCTTGAGTTGGGGCATAGTTTGAGAGCACCACAATGGCTTACCATTGCGCCTCACATACACTATATGCGTCGGGACTTCCACACAGTACACATCGCCATCGTAATCCTTGGTGTACCAATCATCCTTGTTTTGAGGACATGGGTGCGATCGTGTATCGGTCAAGAGCGTAACAGAGTAAAGAACGCCACAATTTATCGTTTGTCCGCGAAACTCCTGCGTCTGACCTGTTCGATCACGCTTGTTGACGATGGCGGCGTTGCCTGACCGCGCAGCCATTTCCTGAAGGTCGTCGGCCAGTTGTTTCGAGGTGGTGTAAAGCCGGGTCGTATCATGCCCGGCATTCCTGAAATGCCCATCACCCATCGTGAAGCCGTGCAGAAAGGCGCGAAGATGTGCGGCAGGAGCTTGTTTAATCCACGCTGGAACAGCCTTACTGACAGCCTTGCCACAGGTCGCCAGCTCTTCTGTAAGAAGCTTGGTCCTCTCGTGTTGGTGGATCGTTAAATTATAGTTACCATCACCTTTGTGCGTCTCGCCAAATGTCAGCCCTGCTCGTGTAATTACATCCCGAGCGTATTCGATAGCAATCTTCTGAGATACAACAAGACGGTAATGAGGCCTTTCCCGATCAGGGTATTCATAAACACCTGCATAGCCTTCAGCGAACCAGAACCCCAGAAACTCAAAAAAGTCAGTAGAGTATTCTGTCTGGCCCTCAGCCGGACCAGAGACCAGCGTAAACTCACGGTTGATTAGACCATATGCTTCACGCGCAGGCTCAAACTTGTACGCCGCCCGTACTTTTGTCCGTCCATTGATCGTCGCTGTCCACAGGTTGTGATCCGGCGTCACCAGAAAATCAAGATTCTGCTTCCGGCATCCGAGCATAGGCCCCTTGTATGGTGCCTTATAATGGAGTGTGGGGGCCACAAAGACCATCTCCCCGGTCTCTGCCCGCATCGCCACCTTATCATCCTCTTGTAGGTTCCTAAAGAGTTGCCACCCCCGACTCTCCGTGAGAATCTCGGTTTGATCGTCGTAGCAGTTACGGACAATAACAGCGCGCGTGCGTCGTACTCCGTCCGGGGAAGGCTCTTGCAAAGAGGCCATGTACACCAGCTTGAAGAACAAGCCAGTGGTTTTCCCACTCCCAACAGGTCCGACGATCCAATCATAAAAGAGCGCTCCTTCACGATGGTCCAGGATGAACTTTTTGATCGTCGGCGGTGGCTTGTAATTTATGAGAGAAGACAATCATGCACCCCAATATGGGAACTCTACCTCGGTTAAACAATCGAAGCAGTAATAGTCCCACTCTTCAAGCAGCTCACAATGGCAGTGGAAGCAGTAGACCCTCACTTGAAGTACAACCCGACCAGCATGATGAAGCTCAGGACCGGCATCGCCGTCCAGGCCACCGCGAACCAAGTCCCCATCCCCATCGGCGCCGAGGTGGGCAAGTCAGTCGGCTTCCAGTTCTTCTCCAGCGGCTTGTCGGAAACACGCGCGAGAACTCTCTGAACATCCTCCGCGAGCGTCGGGTAGCCGTGGGTCTTGAACAAGCTGATTGCTTCTTCGATCATCATCTTTTCACACTCCAAAAGAGAAGAAGAAATTCCAAGGCGATGACCACCATCATGCCGCGCTCCGCACGCGCCATGTCGCCGCCAAACTTACCAACCCACCATCTCGAAATTTCGTTCAGGTTCATCTTCTTCTTTCTCCTTCAGCCTGGCGGCGCTCACGCGCCTTGGCTTCATCTTTCTCCTTCAGCCTGGCGGCGCTCACGCGCCTTGGCTTCATCTTTTTCCTTGGCGCTCCAGGTTATGTCGCGCTATGTATGCTGCTCGTCTGGCTTGGCGTAGCTGTGATCGTTCGTGTCCGGCTTATAATGGCAGGTCGGGGTGTAGACGACCACCGGTGGCCTCCCCAAGAAGAAGCCCATCAGCCCGCCGACGACGAGCAAGGCTATCACCTCTAAAATCCTCATATGCCTTCCTTCCCTTCGCAAGAGAACTTGAGCGCGTACTGCCCATCATCCAAGTTCAACCTGTTGTCCTCGAGCCACTTGGTGATGAACGGCTCCGCGCCGCGCATGCACTGCTCCTGCGTAATCGCCTCGCCCACGAAAATTCGGTTCATCTTGCAGGTGTCTGGAATCTTTAAACTCCCATCCTGCGCAAGGACACAAAGAGTGAAGTAGAGGATCACGTGCTTATCTCCCCTCGCCGAGGTTGACGATGATCAAGACGACAACAGCCACCACAAGGATAGCCACGAAAAATGTCCTTCGCTTCATCTTTCTCCTTCAGCCTGGCGGCGCTCACGCGCCTTGGCTTCATCTAGTTAGCATGCACTCTCTACATCGGTCCGCGGCAGACCATTCTCGAAGCGAGTGATCGACACGTTCGTCCACATTGCCGCCGTGCGCACGAGCTGGATGACCCTGTTCTTGTCGGCGCCTTCCGGCAGCTCCGCAAGCAGAATCTCACAGTAAGCCTTCGTCGCCGTGCGCACGCGCGCCATCTGCGCGATCTGTTTATCAGTTGGCTTCAGATATTCAAACGTCGAATCATCGAGGGTTGTGATAGTCATTCTTATGTACTCCTTCAGCCTGGCGGCGCTCACGCGCCTTGGCTTCATCCGGTTTATCCAAGGTTGATGTTGATCTGCAAGTTGTTGCCGACTTGGCCCGCCTGCACTTCCTTATTGTCGAGCCCGCCGACCCGCGCCACGAACTTGATCAGGTCCGCGCGCACCGCGGGTGGGGTGTTGCCGGTCTGGTCCGTGACCATCTGGTAAACGGTCTTGAGGTACTCTTCCGCCTGAAGTCGAGCCTTGAGCTTGAAGGACATGCCTTCTTTCTTCAGCTCGTCAATGGTGTGCTTCAGGTCCGCGAGAAAGTAGGGGTTGGTCTTCAGGTTGTCCCACTCGATCTGGCTCAGCCCGTACTCTACCCGCAGCTCTTGAGGCGAAGCCGTGCGCAAGGCAACGTCCAGAGGAAGTGTAGCCGGGTAGGTGAACTGCGTCAGATCGAGCGGAGCAAGCTGGGTCACTCTTATTTCTTTCCTTCAAACCCGCCATGCACCGGCCACTCGCAGAAGTAGACTTCACCGGTGTCGACCGGATCACCATCTTGCATGAGTTTGACAGACGTGGCGCCTTGTTGGCTACCATTCACATCGAGGTAGCCGATGTTGATCATCCGGTCATTCCAAACGTAGGCGATCGTCGCAGCGCGAGGCTGACACCCATCTTTCCCGTTCGGCCAAAAGTGCACTACACGCCCCACTGTTGGTTTTATCATAAGGTTCTCTCCGTTGATGCCTGCGCCTTCTACTCCAAAAATTTTTACAGGTCAATAGAGTCTAAGGCGTTCCTCTTTTGTTCTCATTTAGAAAAATGGCCAGTTTCATATGGGGAACAGTCGAACTAGTATGTGCCTCTCTCCCAGCCCCCTCTAGGGCCTTACCTAAACAAAGAAGTACCATGTTAGGTGCACCTAACACGTAATAACATGTTGCAACGTTACGTTGCATATGCTATACTCTTATTGTTAGGTGTAGCGACCTAGCATGTTGTTTGACAATCGCATAGGGTTTAACCGTGTTAGGTCACACCTAACACGCGCGAACCCGTAACATGTTGAAAGGTATAGACTATGACTTACTTTGAAGCCTTAATGATCGTGGCAACATTAGGTTCGCTTGCTATCCATAGCGCACCTAAGCAAGAGCGCATCGCCGCGCCGATACCTGTTAAGCCGGTGCGCAAGGTGCGAACACGCAAGGCGTAATTGATCGCAGCATGGCCAGCGATGGCCATGTCCGGGCAATTATGCCACGATGCCACGGAGTAATGACCATGTCTGAAGACAACAAAGCCGTTCCTTCTATCGTTTGGAACGAAACACAAATCAATCAAGCCTATGAAGCTGCGAACCTATCCGCCACGTTAGGCGAAAAGTTTAAAGCTTTGTTCGGCGCAATCGACAAGGCAACCGGTGGCTTGGATGGTTACAAGCTGCGGTTTAAAGGCGTTCAGAATAATGCAACCGTTGGCTACTTTATGAAGCGTATGAACGCCACGGCCGAAACGATGAGCGCAACTGAACTAAAAGCCAAGGCTCTTGTGCTTAAGGACCATGGCAAGTGCAGCGAAGACGAAAAAGCGCAACGCCGCAACGCGCGTGCTTGGATTTTTGACGGTCTCAAAAAAGCAGGCATTGAAACGCCTTTCGCGAAAGCGAAAATAAGCGAGACGGACAAGGCGGCGAACGCGGCCAAGCGTGTTGCAGCGGCCGAAAAAGAACGGCAAGAAACGATTACTAAAGCCGTTCAAGAGCAACTCGGAAAAGCCGTTGTCAAAGTTCCAGACCATGGTGCATTTATTCATGCTCTGGAGCGCAATGCGCAAACCATGCTTCAATTGTTAACCGTTAACGATTGGATAGATGCGAAAGACCCAGCTCGAAAGCTTGTTGAAAAGTTCGCCAAAGACCTGGCAACACTTCAAACGGTTAAAAAAGAAGCTTTCAAGATCTTATAGCTTGTTAGGTTCGCCTAACAAAGGATAACACTTTAACCCTAGCGGATTAAACCGCTAGGGTTTTTTTGTGTCTTTTTCCTGATAACATCTTATGCGCTCAACTAGCGAACATGTTCGCCGCATGGCACTTCAACGCTCAACTAGCGAACATGTTCGCCGCATGGCGCCTCAACTATACGTTTTTTGCCGGGGGCGTAACGGAACTGTATAGCGTGCGTTTGGCACTTCTCCGAGGGAACCAATACGTTTATATCTATTATTACTAAAATAAGAGTAAGTACACGTGTAAATTTTTTCTTTGACGTACCGTGCGCTCGGCGTGATCACACACGGTACGTCCGTACGTCCCTTTCTATAGGTGTATTTTCATTTTAAATCTGTATAAGTGTGCTAGCGCGCTAACATATTGAAATCATTGGACCTCGAACACCGATGTTCTCTAAACGTTCTAATACTCCACTTTTCAAAAGAACAAAATTGGAAGTTCTCCCCCGGCTGCATCATGGTAAAAACGAGAAGGGGATCGGTCCCATATCTTGATGCTAAACGAGAAGGGGATCGGTCCCATATCTTGGTACTAAACGAACGGGGATCGGTAAGGCAGAAAACTACAGTGCCGTTGCGCGTCGCGTGCGTCTGTGTTATGTGTGCTTGGATTGATGGAGGTACGTATGGGTGTATATAATGACAGGTTCTGAAGCGAATTCTAAAAAAGAGCGAAGGAGCCCGATAACCTCGGGCGACCACGAAAAAGAGCGGAGCACCAAAGAATGATATACATCCCTCGGAAGCCGGACGCGATCGAGCGTGCTGAACTGCAATGGATGCGGAGCATCAAACATCAGCAAATGAACGAGCTGCTCAGGGCGCGTCGTGCTGAGGATCGAGCACGCTACACCGCACAGAACAAAGCTGCCAAAAAAGCGCGTGGTGAGCGTGCTGATTGGATCGTACGTGAACTACACGCCGGACGAAATCCATGGGTGAGCACCAAAGAATGATTGAAAGGAGCCCGATAACCTCGGGCGACCACGAAAAAGAGTGGGCTCATAAGCCATGCAGGGAGGCCGCTGGGCAGGGGTGAGCGCATGGGGTGCTAAGGGGATGGCGGGGAGACTTGACTGGCCTTCCTGAACCTTCTCAGGGAGCCTGATAACCTCGGGCGACCACGAAAAAGAGCTGTGAGTGAAGGGTTGTGCACCGCAGCAGAAGCGCATACAGTAACCGGAGCGATAACCTCGCGGAGTACGAATATGAAACCGTAGCTATAAAAGGAGCCCGATAACCTCGGGCGACCACGAAAAAGAGCGGAGCACCAAAGAATGACAGATGGATCATTGATGTTCGGAATAGCTGACGCCACCATATGCGCTCTTGCAATATGGTATGTAGTTAGGTAGAGGTTCTTTCTACCTTAAATATTTAGTTCTTGACATACTAGCCTAACCTATGCTATAATAGCTTATGTTGAGAGATATTGCGCCGCGAGGTAGCAGCTCTCTGGTTTCTGTGTTAGGTGGACCTAATACGGACCGAGCCCGAGCATAGGAGATGGGATCATGTCTGATGTATACAAGCCAAACCATCACGATAGGAACTTCGACCGTAACCGGAGCGATAACCTCGCGGAGTACGAAAGTAACCGGAGCGATAACCTCGCGGAGTACGAAAAAGACCACCACTTCAATCGCGAGCACTTCTCAGAGAGGGCCGCTGAGCCGGGTCTAGTCTTTCTCCGGTGTCTCGGCCTCATAATGGGCACCACAGGCGCTGTGACCGTCTTTCTGGCTCGTTACGTGTGGCACTAGCGCTCAACTCAACCCAACCTAACCTGAAGGAACTTTCAAAATGAACCGTGAACCCGGTTGGTTCTTGGCTGAGCTGCGTATGGTGTGGTGGCAGCAGATCATCGACTGCGAGCGCTGGCGCATCTACCTTACACGCTTAGAGAACGAGCGCGAGTATGTGGCCTATGTCTATAAGCGCATACTCAAAGAGTATGAGAAGAACGCTAAGCAAGCGAAGGAGTTCTTAGATATAACGTGTTAGGTTAACCTAACAAGAAACAATCTCCGGAGCGATAGCTCGCGGAGCACCAAAAGGAAAGAGAGAGCACAAAATGGAATATGATGTATGGGTCGATATTGTAGGTGTGGAAGGATATAAATACATCCAACCATTAACCATCAACCTCTTTCGAAGCCGCGTCGAGGCCGAGCAAGCCATCGAGCTGGCGATCAACCCGGACTGGAGCGAGGGCCGCAAGGCGTCCTTCAAATCCCACTGCCACATCAAGGAAGTCAACCGAGCTCATAACCTGGGCGAGCACCAGAAAGAAGGGGATGCTTGATGGCTCGGGACAAAGAGAAGTTCAAGGTCGAGATGAACATGCGCGAACTCGACACGATCATCGCCGCGCTGCGGTGGTGGCAGACAGCCCATGACGATGCGTTCCGCGGTGTCGAGCCCATGCTTATCGACATGACCCAAGAGCACGGCCCGACGCTCAGCGTCGAAGAGATCGACGCTCTCATCGAACGGGTGAACTAGATTGTTAGGTGCGCCTAACACAAACATCGAAAGGTAGAAAAGGAAAAGATTATGGCCTTCTGTCTCAACCCGGACCTGAAGCATATAGGCTCTTACGGAGAAGCCTTGACGAGATACCACGACACCGCGCCGTGGCCAAGGAATTACGCAGCTCAATACAAGCCACGCGACGCCAGGCCGCTCGATCGCTCAAAGCGCAAGTATCACATGAGCATGAGCAAGGGAGACCAAGAAGAGATCAAGCTCACCTACCACTCAACCGATGTGGTCACTTACTTCCCTGATGGCTCGATCAAGATCGTTGCGTACACCTCTGTGTCCACTTCCATGTTCGCCGCATGCGTCACACCACCGGGCGTCTCGGTTCAAGCCACGTCCGGCCTGGGCTTCCTCGTCTGGCTCAATGGCGGGGATCGCTACTGGTCTGACTATGGAAAGGAAACAAGGCACGGCTATGTGGTCAACGATCGATGCACCCTCACGAAGGACGAGGATGGCCTATGGGCCATCGATGGCAGCGAGCTGATCGAGACCTACCACTTGATCAAGAAAGAAGCCAACAAGGCGCGCAAGAATCATCACTATGCCGACTGGCTTGCCTACGCCAACGGCTATCGACGCATGTTCAAGCGATGGTCGCCCGATCATGCGCCGGACAAGAAGTTCGGAACCTACATCGGCTATGAACGCATGGCGCCGGAAGGCATCGCGCAATGCCTCAAGTCGAAAGACCCAGAAGAGTGGGCCAAGCTTCTTTCGCTCGGGAACGGCGCCGTGCTGCAAGGGCTCTACAAACACGTGGGCTGCGTTGAGATAGGGGAACTTCCCTTCATCACATCGTGGACTCAGATCAAGAACATCAAATCGCAGCAAGAGAAATACTCTTGGGCCAGGTGGAGACGATGATGAGATTTCTTTGGAGTATAGAACTTACGATCTTGTCCTACATTATCGACAAGATCGTTGCGCTTGGGCAGCGCATAAACAATCGTCAGTTCGAGCTGGTGACCAAGATAGAACTGAGCGTGTTAGGTGAGCCTAACAAGAGAGAGCCTTGGCGTCCTGACCCGATGTACGTTCTGATCTGGATCATGATCCCGGTCATATTCTTTTCCCTCATTTTTTGGGGAGTAACTCGCGCTCGGGCAGAGACTACAGTGCCGCCTGCGTGTATCGAGGCTGAAAGGGCGCCTAGTGAAGGCGTGTTCGATGACTGCGTGAACAAGATGAAGCAACTTGAGAACACGAACGCGACGAGCGAGAGCAAGGCTCGGTTCTTTTGGAACTGCGGCTACCAAGCCGGGATACGGAGGAAGTGATGGCAAGGATGTATGCATTGCCTGGTGAGATCAACGTCCCATCA